AATTTCAAAGAAGATGCGTATAACCAAGATATTTTAATAGAAGGAAAGACACAATTATGGTTTAAATTTGATCCTTCGAATAGATTTATCAAAGATTTTTATAAAGTATGGGATTCAGAAGTTTTTTTTTTAGCAATCGAAGATAGCTTATTAATCAATCTCTACTATTCTAATAAGAACTATTTCAAAATTCCTGCTGCGAAAACTAGAATGAAGAAGGATGTATACTTTTTGTTTGATATCGTGACTGACGTGCCAGACGCACGAAGCGATCATCGGCGTTATGACTATATAAAGTATACTTTCGTTGATCCAGAAAGATACAAAGATTAAAGTAGGCTACCTAAAAAGGTAGCCCGGAACGAATTTTATCACCATACTTGTGAAAGGAGATATTTTTTAAGTTAGTATTAAGATTGTGTAATATGATGATATCTATATTTTATAGTATCAGTGCTATAAAATCAAAAATAAGTCACTAATTAACTACCACTCCAATTGTAAGCCTTTTTTCTCACTTTTTTTCAAAAATATGGTATGCCTTTTAATAGCTTCAAATATAAAAGAGTTTAAAGCGTAACACACTTATGGGGAAGTGGTTTGGGGTGCGCTTTAAACTCTTCTTTCTATTTAAAAATCAAAGTAAAACTTTTCAAATATACAGAAATATAACTATGTGAAACATCCTTTCATTAATCCATAAAAGGATACATAAAAAAGCCACTCATTTGAGTGGCAATGAAGAAAAGCTTTAGCTTGTATAATACTCTTCAAGAAATTCTAACACAGAACGATTCAAATGGCTACGTTAATGTACCCTGTAGGACTCGAACCTACGACCGGACGGTTATGAGCCGTCTGCTCTGACCAACTGAGCTAAGGGTACTGGTTGTTGCCACATAAAGCCATAAACAATCAACCAGTAGAATGTGTGGCAACAAACCTGTTATCGCATAGCTTGGAGTGTGACTATTATGGGTGATAGTGAAGATATGCGATAACATCACTATTTTATCGAATGATTTTTATAGTTGTCAATATAGTTATGTAATGCTCCTCAACGAGGAGCTATTTTTATCGTTTAGGAATATTTAAATACCAACGTTTGTCATGGAAATCTTGCGCACCGCCTTTAGTGTTCCCTTCTGGATCATTCGTTGCACGCATCATGACATAGACTTTCTTATTAGGAAAATTACGCATATTGAAAGATACATGATAGCCAACATTTCCTAAAGTATTATAAGCTTGATTTACATCTGGTCTATAAATTCCATCAGCTCTTACTCGAGCTAATTCTTTTCCAGTATTGTAATCCATAATGAAAATATACTCGTATTTATAGTTAGCAATGTGCCATCCAGCTACATGCAAGTTTGCATTTTCGATTTCCCCAAACTGATCAATGTGGGCGTAATTTTTTCCATCTGTCAGCGTAGGATTTGCTGCACCTGCTCTAGTTGGATCAATGACTGGTTTATCATCTGAAGTAGTTGGATTTTCATCGGTAAATCCATGAGCTAAATCATAGGCTAATTTTTCTTTACTTACGCCCATTTCAGAAAGATAACCGTAAGGATCTGTATGATCTCCCCAAATATTTTGCGTTACCCATAAATGCGATTTGATTCCTGGTTGGTTATAAGGCGTGTCCAATGTTAATGGAATACCATATTTCATTGCTGAATCTCTAGCCAATTCAACATATGCTTTATAGTTCTTTTCAAAAGTTGCTTTATCGTGCGTGTGTTGTAACTCAATCTGAACAGGACTATTGGCATTAGCATACGAACCAGCACCATACTGTACATAACCAGGTTGACCGACTTGATAAACAATTCCGCCGTCTCCCACAATATAAGCAGTATAAGCGCTAGCCCATGAACGTTGCATATACTGTGCTTCATTGCGTCCTGTTGCTGTTTCGTTAGCTGTTTCATGCAGTAAAATATACTTATTATTCGCTACTTGAGAGCTACCTTCATTTACACCTAAATTAAATTCATTGTTAATAGTGTAGGCAAAAGCATTCGAAGGTAATAAAAAAAGAGCCATTATTAGGCTCAATGATAAAATGATTTTCTTCTTCATTTTTTTCCTCCTATTTTTTTAAATTATATGCAGACACACCAGTGATAACACCTAAAAACGTCGCTACTGCATTGATAGTCAGAACTGTCATATCTGTTCCATTCCATCCATACGCTTTGCCTAGTGTTGCAACTAATACAGATGTAGCCGGAAGTACCGTAAGTACCGCCCACTTAATGATTTGATAATATTTATCAGGTAAGATCATCTTTATTCATCTTCTTTCTATTTTTATCGAGATGTTTCCCTAAATAAAGTTTTAATTTGTTGTGTGTGTTCTACCAATTTTTCTGCATGTGTATCTAATCTTTCATCGTGTTTCTTTAGTTCTTCATGAATCATCAATCGATCTGATTTGCTCGATTCTAAATCTTTAGTCAGCAAATCTAAATTGTGACTTACTTTTGAAAGAGTCTCAGTAATCTTCGAGAAAGATGCAGTAATTGGTTTTATTACTAATAAAATCAAAGAAACAATCGCAGTGATTGATCCTGCGATTGTTCCCCATTCCCCTAAATTAATCATGTGACAACTCCTTGAATCAAATTGAAAAGCACATCAATTAAGATGCGCTCTCTTCTTTGCTAATGATTTTATCTGCTTCTTCGTCTGTAATACACAATGGCACAAACTCACGAACCTGTTCTTCTGTAAAACAGCCCCAGTCAAACATCATTTTCACATCGCTAAAACTAAACATACTACTCACCTCCTTCTGATTCTGGATTTAATTGCTTTTTAATTTCTGCAATATCCTTGCTGTTTTGAAGCGAAGCAAGCATTGTCTTTGAATTGATTTGTGCTAAACTGTCAGCTTTTTCTTTCAATGCAGTATTTTCCTGTTTAATTGCTACGTCATTTAGCATGAGTTTAGCATTTAGCTGTTTTAGGTTGTCGTTTTCATGTTCCAGAGCCTCGTACATCGCTTTGAGATTGTTTAAATCGTTGTGATCTAGTGCGTTCGCTAAAACAATCCATTGATTCAATTTAGGATCAAACATCTGATCAGCAATCGTTAGCGGTTCGCCATCAGCACGAATTCCTTCGAGTGGTGGAACATCGGTAAATGGAACAGTCATAACCATATCATCAAGCACTTGTCCAGCATACTCTCCACCAGTACGTCCGTATTTCCAAATGTTTTTCATTTATTTCACTCCTACCCAATAATTACCGTGGAATGTAAACCATTCATTTGCGGCAAATTCGCTATTCGTCATAATTGTTCCTAAGTCTTTTTGCACGTACATCGCTTTTGATACACTATTTGTTCCTGACTGACCTGTAAGCATGCCATGAACAATTCTTGCAATAAATTCATCTGGGACTTCATCATCAAGTGGTACACCAAAAGCATAAGCTTTTTTGAACTTTACTGTACCATTTACAATAACTTCTTTTCCGTGTTTAATAAATGTTGCATACCCATCGATAAACGATTGACTGTTGTCTTTAGTTAATGTATAAACAGTGCAATCATTTTCACTGATCACTTTATCTCCTGCTATTTGAATACCATCGGCAAAGTTTTTCAAACCTTCAACTGACTGTGGTTCGGTCAAACTAACCGTATTATTCAAGCCTTTTTCAGTATATTCAGGTATGATATCCCAACTGTAATCATTCGGATTGTTACTGTCTTTCAAGCCTTCACCAAAGTATTTAAACTGACTAATATTCGGAGTTCGTGTGTTGCCTTTTTCGATCTTGAGCCAGTCGATTTGAACAGTACCATATGTTGCAGAATTAGGTTTTTGCCATAACGCTACTCTAAGTAAATTTGTCGTTTCACTAGTATTTCTGGCTGTAAAAGTGGCACTCCACACATTTGCCAATCCTTCCACAGGAAGTAAAGTTGCCTGGTACTGCGACTGCGACTGCTGGTAATTTGCATCTCCGTAGTATAAGTGGAATTCTTTATTAGCTGGCTTAGTCCCTTTTAAAGATACCGTATAAGTTTCACCTATTATTAATTCTTCTGAAATATCAAAACCAGAAATAGGATTATTTGATGTTTTAATTGGGAACTTAACTGTAGGATTGACAATGTTCTCGTTAGGATACTCGGGGCACATGTTATAAGGTTCTGCCAATAAGTTAGGTTGGAACGGTGTGGCTGTTGGACCTTCTTCGATTTTGATGTCATTTTTTATATACCATTTACCTGTAACACTCTTAGATTCATATACAAAGAAATATGCGTAGTCCACATTTTTAATGTTCGTAGGCATTGTAAACGTTGCAGAAACTCGCTGATATTGGTTAACCATAGTAGTATTAGGTCTTATTATAACAGGAAGCACCTCTTGACCATCTGCATACATCGCATAATGTACAGCAGAGTTATTATAACTACTGTCTCCGCCGGAGTTAAATGCTTCATCCACCATCATGGTTACGCTTATTGTGTATTCTTTACCACCCTGTAATTGAACGAGCGTAGGAACATAAGTTTTTCTTCCTATATTGTCGGCGGATGGGTCTGTTGCGTCTGTAATAATATAATCATCAAATATTTTTGTATATGGGTTTGGTTGTGAACTACCATTAGGCAATTTACTCCAAGTGCTTGAATAAACATTCTTCATTAGATTAGGGTTCCCCGAATAATCATAGTCCCCGAAGTCGATGCTGTTACTGTACATCCTTTTCAGCTGACCAAGTTCGCCGATTTGCTGGTTCGTTTGATCAATACGATCATTGGATTTATCAATATTAGTATTGAGAGTTGCGACATCTTGATTGGCTTTCGCAATTTTGTCGTTTGTGTCTTTTAATTTCGCATCAATCTGCGTTTCAGATTCCGAAATTTTCTGTTCAATCTCTAGCTTTCCATCAGCTAGAATTTTTTCGATTTTATCAATAGTCTGACTGAAACCATTGAAGTAATAATCTTCTAGTTCTGGCGTACTATCATCGATTGGACTGCGTTTGATGTCAAAAGTAAAACGACCAGCTGTATCTAACGAGCGGTCGTTTGGGAAATCAATATATACGCTACCTTCGACAATTCCAACATAACCTAAAATATTATCTTCCAGCACAATGGACACAATACCATTTACACGATCATCAATTGTCGCAAGATAGTCATGTTTACCATATCCACCTTCTGCAGTCGCAGAGCGGAACATTAGACGAATTGGAACAGTTGTTCCTTCTGGTAAGCTTTGAGGGATGCCGTTTTTCCGAACTAACTTCATTCGAAGCTTAGCTGTTCCTCGATCATGCGACCAAAAAACAACATCTGTATTGTTGGGGCTAGTTGCTTCTGCTTGAATCACAATGATCGATTCATTTGTTTTGTATACCATTAAGACAACACCGTACCTTTCGTGATAACTAGTCCATAACCAGAAATTTTGGTTGGTGTAGTCGCAAAAGAAGTTGATACAGTTCCTCTAACAGTGCCATTCTCACACAAGATTCCTACGTCATTTCCTGAACCAAACGCACTGACAAAAATTTCACCCATCAAGACAGCATAAATCGCTACTTTCTGATTATTAAACGTTGTATTTCCATACATATTAATTTTTGATGTTCCGCCGGCATAAACTGCATTATATCTTGCAAGTGATTTTGTGTTCTCTGCAAATTTACATCTATTGATTGCCATATAGCCACTTTGCTCATTTCTGATTCCATAGTCTGCTCCGTTTGCTGTATCCACAATTTGCATTCCAGCAACTTGACAATAGCCTTTACATGCCGTAAAACAAATTGATCGTACCTTAACGGGCAAATCTGATTTTAATGGATCAATAGTGTCAAAATTATCGATAGGTCGAATTAAAAATGATGTGAAATTCAAATTTCTAATCATGACATCTTCTAAGTAAGCTCCACTATCCACCCAAATAGTAATTTGAGACGTTGTAATCAGCGGGACATTATTCACTGCTGTTTGAATAGTTAAAAATGGCTTTTCTTCGGATCCATCACCAGAAATATCGCTACCGTTTTTTGAAACGTACATATTTATTGGCTCACTATACCCACCAATAATCTGTTGGACAGACTTGTTCAATTGTTGAACTTGCTCTTTTTGACTATCCATGTTTGTATTCAGTTCGCTAATTTGTTCGTCCGACAGATTTTCATGTTCTAATAGTCTGCCATGCAGTGTGTCAAAAACTTCCCCTTTATTGTTAACTCGTGCATCCACCACTTCATTCGGCGATTCGCCACCTGAATGCAGCACTAAATTATCAATTCGACTGTTCGTTGATTTGTCTTGATCAGACAGTTTCTTTTCGAGATTGCTTAGGTAGTCAATATTTTTATTAAACTTTTCTTTCCACTCTTTAGAAATGCGATTACTGAATAGTTTTAATAATCCCATCAGACCACTCCTTTCTGCGCCATTTCAGCTAATATTGACGTCATCGTTTTCTTATTATTACTCAATATGATCTCAGGTGGCTTATTTGGTATCGCTGGATATGTCTTAATTCCAACAACTTGAATGTACGTATTGATATTCAAAGGTTCATAAATAAATGGAACATGATCGCCTTTGCTTGGACTTATCTTCCATTTCAGCGTTACGGATCCTGAGATACTTGGATAATCCTGCAGGTCTGCCTTTAATCTCTCTAGCATATTTCCTGATACTGTATATCGTTCATCACTGACTGGATCTTGTATCCTAATGCCCCATTTTTCTGATTCTGGGCTCGTATAAGTGATAGGTGTAAAGACGTAATCACTGTCTTTGGGATTCTCAGTGTTAGCGCCCTCTTTCAGTTTTCCATAACCCTTTATTTGAGTTTTCAAGGAATACGTATCAATATCAAATGAAACTTCGTCTGTATTGTATTTGTAGCGAATCTGTTCTTCTGTTTTTTGGCCATATTCACTTGCAGGATAAAAAGTTAAATGTTTGTTGTTTGGTATCACAACAGCATTATAGTCAGATAAAATCTCATTGATCAGCTTCAAATAATTGGCATTGCCGAAGTTTTCTTGTTCAACGGTGAGGAACTTTTTATTTGGATCAATGACTTCCCATGTAAAGCCACGACTACCCGCACTAAATACATGCGTGAGTAGCTGACTAATAGATCTTGTACCAGTCACCTTATTGTATTGATAGCCATCTTGAACCGTGTAATAGATATGAGTCGCAACTACTTGTTTCGTCAACAACTGTCCGACTGCTTTACGTGTCATCTCTTTAATCACAAATTCCTGTCCGTTATAAAAAACAGAAGACTCGTATTCCACCAAATCAAACACTTCTTGATTTGTCCAATTATTGGTAACTGTAAAACCAATCTCCCAAGTTTCATTCTGTTGCCAGTTCTCATAAAAAGAATCCTTGTCATACCCGACAAGGATTTCTTCTTTGGTTTGTTCATAATCTCGAATAATTAAATCAGTCACTCAATCACCTACTTATACAAGAATCGGAAATCCCATGAAGATTTCACGCGAGTAATATTTTGGATCTCGATTTCATTGACTCCCGCAACTAAATTAATCAGGCCATGGTTCGTATTGATCCCACAACTTACACCGTTCAATTTTGGAATCACGCCATCCAAGACTAATGTCTGTCCGAGATTCGTAGAAAGTGATGGATAGTAAATAAATCGATCACCAGTCGTTTTATTAAAGATCGTTACATTACCTTCTGATTCTCCTTCTAATACGATCCGCAGATAATGTTCACGTGGATCAATTTCAAAGCTTCCGGCATTGTAAATAATGAAGTGACTAGTCTGATGCGTATACTTGTAGTCTTCCGCCACTAGACCTTGCGAGAATTGCCATTCTTCCTCTAGATTGAAATCCGTTAAAGTAGTTGCGATTGATTCAGAATATCCTCTGATAGCTCCCAGATTTACAGTATATCTTGTGTAAATTGTGCCTTTTCTTTCGTCGTCAATAGAATCATAAACTACTCGATATTTTTTGCCTGGTTCTTTGCTGTAAATTAGATAAAATTCTGGTTCTCTAGTAAACAATTCGCGGAGTTCCGTCTTTTGTAAAACTAAGTCAAACATTGATTGCTCTCTACTTCGAATATCAAATGAGAGAGTAATAGGAAAAGCGTCAAACGAGCTGTTCGAAAGACGCTTTCCATTCGTGCCAGAAAATTCAACAAACTCATTTTTTGCCACTGGCATACCTATATTAATGTCAATCAATCTCAGATAAGAATTATTTGTCAATTCGACAATTTCATCAGAAAATGCAAGATATACACGAGTTTTCTCATTCACTAAACTATCCTCCTCTCATGTACGATCTACGATTCAATACTTTTCCAAAACGTTGATCCATATCATCCCCTACTAAAGTTCCATCCAAATAACTTAAGACCCGTACTGGTTGTTTTGCAATTACTTGTGCAAGCTTTTCAACATCAAATTGCTTCTGATTGTTGTAGGTATTATTAACTATCTGTGATCCAACAGATGCCATCCCCATCCTTGAAGTGCCAAGAGCTGATTCTGGCGTGATAGAATTCATCAAACCATTAGAAAGCTTATTCATTGCTGAATATGCAGATTTCGCATCTGCTTCGATACCTACAGCTATTCCTTGAGGGATAAACTTACCAACGTAATCTCTCATCCAACGTGATGGAGAATGAATTCCAAGCGCGCCAGTTATTTTGTCTTTAATGTTTCCCGCTACTTCAGAAATTTTAGAAGCAACTGCTCCAACCATTGAACCGATACCGTTAATTAATCCTTGTATGATGTTTGAACCAATTTCAAATAAATCAATTCCACTCAAAGTATCTATTATAGAGTTTCCTATATTAGATACTGCACTGGTTACTGATCCTATCACACTAAGAATCCCAGAAACTAAGTTTCTAATTAAATTGGCTCCAGCATTCACCATTTGTCCAAGAAACTGAGCTATGGTACTCAATAATCCAGTAATTAATCTCGCTCCAGCTGATAATAATTGTCCCAATAAGCTCAAGATTCCTCTAATAAGTGCGTTGATCAATTGAACACCAGCTGATAAAAGTTGTGGTATAGCACCTACTAAAGCTTTGAACAAAGCAGCCATTAATTGAATAGCAGCTGATACTAATTGAGGAAGTACTGAGATCACTCCATCTACCAACGCAACAATCAATTTAATACCCGCTGATATCAATTGAGGCAAAGCACTAATCAACGCATTAACTAGGGCAATAGTGATTTGAATTGCCGCTGCAACCAACTGTGGTAATATCGAGATTATTCCTTGTATTAATGCTAATAACAGCTGAATGCCAGCAGCAATAATTTGCGGAAGTGCACTGATTAATGCACTAATCAAAGCCATTGTGATTTGGATAGCAGCATTTATTAACAACGGAAGAATAGAAATTATACCTCCGATAAGCGCCATTAACATTTGTATTCCTGCAGAAATTAATGTCGGTAAAGCTTCAATAATTGTTGTTAGCAAAGTAGTAACGATAACGGTAGATGCTTCAATAAGTTGAGGCAATGCAGTTATTATCGCATTCACGAGAGAAGTAATGATTTGTAATCCAACTTCTAAAAGCATAGGTAGTACCGTTAAGAACCCATCAATCAGTGTATTAATAATCTGAATGACAACTTCAATTATCGTAGGTAGTGCTGCTACGATCCCTTGAATAAGCATAGTTAACAAATTTGTGCCAACTTCAATAATTTTTGGTAGAAGCTCAGCGAAAGCAGAAATTAGTTTTGTAATTATCTCTGTTGCAGCCAACAGCAGTGCGGGAAGAGCCAATGAAATGCCTTGTACAATAGTAGTTATTATTTTCGTGGCTATTTCAATCAATTTAGGCAAATAAGTAACAATTGCATCCGTCAATGTTTGAATAAGCTGTATAGCTATCTCTGTTAGTTGCGGTAACATTTCAACTATTTTGTCGACAATACTTGTAATCACAGAAGTAATACTTTCGATAATTTGCGGGAGATATTGAGAGATAGAATCTGCCACGTTGCTAATTGTTTCACTTAATTGATCAAACACTTTTGTGATTCCATCTGCACTAAAATCGCCAGTTTTAGCCCACGCAGATATAAATGAAATAATTAAAGAAACTGCTAATCCGAATGGACCAGTAAGCCCTAGTGCTGCTATTGCTACTTTAGTCAAAATGCCGATAACTAGAGAAACTGCTCCGCCGACTTTACCAAGAGCTCCTCCAAATTTTTCCAGCAGATTACCTGCCAATTCTATACCAGAAGAAAAAATCCCTGACAATACAGAGCCTATTTGCGAAAGAGTAGAGCCAAATCTTTCTATGCCAGAAGAAACAATTCTTTTTACTGCATCAACAAAATTAAAAAAAGCTGGTACCGCTACTGAAGCAATTGCTGATCCGACTTCGACAACTTTTTGAAATCCTTTAACAAGATAGTTTCCTACTGTATCAGCTACTTTTTGAAGTGTAGGTAATATAGAAATAAAGACTCCTTTTAGATATTCAAATGACTTAATCAGTCCAGATTTTACAACTTCAATAGTTTTATTTATGCCATTTCGAAACGTTTCACTTGTTTTATAAAAATAGATGAAAGCTGCAACTGCTGCTCCTATAACACCTGAAAGTAGTTGAAATACCGTCAGACCAGCCGGAATAATAGCAGATAACAATGCGTAAGCTGTTCCAGATACTCCAAACATGCTGACCATACTACCTAGGGCCGTTATCACTCCATAGATTTTTCCTACAAAACTTATTAATGTACCTAGAGCTAATGCTGTTTTGAAGCCTACATACGCTCCAGTGGCTGCAATAAAAGCTGGAGCTAACAATTCCACAATGTCTAATAGGCCTTTAAAAGCAGAAATCATATCATCAGTATTATCTATCAATATGTCCATTACTTTTGACATTTCTTCAAATGATTTATTAATAATAGATTTCATACTATCAATATTTTGAGCAATCGTTTTACCAGTAAGTTTCTGCACCAGTTCATCAAACTTAGTAATAAGATTAGCTACACCTTTAGAAACAGCATTACTTAGATTTCCGAATGAAGTAGCGATCCCCAGGGAATTCTCCTTTGCCAAGGTTGCCAACATTCCTGTTCCAGTTCCTAGCTCAATCAGTTTATCTTGGAATTGATCAAATGTTACTGTTCCTTCTTTAAGCGCATTATAGAGATCTCTTTGAGCTGATTTCCCAACAAATCCCATTGCTTCAGCTGTTTTTTGCAAAGCAAGGGGCATGGTTTCTTGTAAAGTTTTCCAGCTCTCTAAGTCGACTTGCCCAGTCGAAAGCATCTGGTTATACTGTTGCATACCTCGACTGGCATCTTCTGTTGAAGCGCCAGACGCAAGAAATGCATTGTTTAATGCTAAAACAGTGTCTGTGGATCTATCTAAATCTCCAGTGATTGCTGTCATTTGCTGTGTACTTGCTACAACATCATCTAATTTAGTTGGCAAACCATCAATTCCATCGGATAATTTGTTAATGGATCTCTGAGAGTCCTCTGCACTAAAACCTAAAGCTTTCATTACTTTAGGGAATTTTTGCATAGTATCGAAACGGCTAATTGCGGAATCTAGCGAATTCTTTAAAACATTAAAAGCAGCCGCCGCAACTTTAACGAGGCCTAGGGAAACAACTAAATTTTTAATTGAGGCTCCTGCTTTATTACTCTTACCTTCTAACTGATCAAGACCCTTGTTAAGTATGGTGACGCCTTTGCCATCCACATCAACTTCTATCTCTACTCTTCCATCAGCCATCGTCTTCACCTACCTCCGAATCAGGCAATGCATATTTTTGTTGTAGCTTTCTCATGCGTTCTTTTTCTTTAGCTGATTCTCCTTTGCTCGGTTCCCATGTCCTAATCTGGATGATTCGAGCAAGAATGGTGTCGTCTGGCAAACTCTCAAGCAACGCTTGGAATTCTTCCCACATCATCCGTCCTTGCTCTTCAAATAAATTGATGCCAATTTGTCTGAACGATGCATAGATGTATTTAGCATCATGAACTAGGCTGATGGTCTTTTTTTCTTTAACTGCATTAGGCATAGGATTGCCTAAACGATCAGTTTCAAAACCATCACTATCTCCTACAGAAATATAATTTTCTAAAATGTGGTTAAATAATAAAAACTGTTGTTCAGACGGGCCTTGAAAATTTTTTTCAAAGTCACTGATCAACAGTTCTAAACACATATTCACTTTTTCTTCTGGAAACAAATCACTATCTTCCAAAATATCAAAAACATCTAGTACATTATCAAATGTTAAATCGATAGGTAATTCTATACCATCAAACTCTATCGAAGTGACTAACGGGTCATTTAACCGCATTTAATCACCTACTTCTTTTTCTTATTTTTCAATGCTTTCTTTTTCAATAAATCAGCTTTCTTCTTAGAAAGAGTATCTTTACGTTTCAAGGCTTCTTTTTCGATTGCTTCCGCAACTTCAAAAGAAATTGGATCAAACAAGTCTATTAATTGCTCAACATCACGATGAACAGAATAAATTTTTTCAAATGATCCTTCACCAAGCAACGAATCATATTCTGCTTTAGCTAGACTTTTCGTTAGATTAATAATCTTAACAGCATCTTCTTTTTCTGGTTGTTCGATATTCTTGATCTGTTTAAGTTGTTGTTTGAGTTCCTTAACTTGTTCCTCAAATTCAGCTTGAGTATCAAAAAAACGTGTCAGTTCTTCTGGAGTAGTACCGAAAAAGAACTCTACTTCTCCAATATTGATAGGAAACCCTTTTTTCTCTATTTGAAATGATAGTTTGTTAGTCATGTTATCCTCCTAAAAAAGCTGCCCAGACGGACATTTCGGCTTATTTTTTGATTAATACTACTGATCTGGACCAAGCAGAACCTATGAATGGACCATCGTGTAAATATCGCGCTTTTTCGATTTCATCTTTTCCTTTTCCTAAAACGTTATACGCTTGAACATACAGATAAATTTTATTTCCTGGCTCTAATGTCGGAACATCTTCAGCCGCTAACGTCCATGAGGTTTTTTCCGAATATCCCATCATTGTTGCATCATGAGGATCAGATTGATTAGCATTGCTATAGTGTATAACATAGGCCTGTGCTTTTGGTACGGCATCCCAAGAAAGAGAAATCGATCCATCATTCAAAACCCCAGTTACGTTCTGGGGTGCATTAGGGTGCAACAGGGACGTCTTTTGCTTCTGGTGTGCTATCAAATGCGATACCGCATGAAAAATCACCGTATGCAGTAGCATCGCCGACCTGAGCAACTGGCTCTGTTACTGTTGCTTTACCAATACGTTGTTTTTTACCAGATGCAGATACTACTTTGAACCACACTTTCCGAGCATCTCCTGATTTTCCAATCATGGCCTCAATAGCCGCCATCGCAGCATCATCTTCATCGTATAAACCTGTAAATGAATAACCTAACTGATGAGAAGTAACGTCTGTCTCCCCTTCGCCGTTCCCATCATAGTAGCCAGTAGTTTCAGATTCTTCGTTCGAATTATCATCAACATTGGAAATCCACTTTGCTAACTCCAACCAGCCGTCTTCGCTTGGTGTATCAGCATTAGTAGTTGTAATTAATTGAATAAAATAGCTTTGTAAGGCATTTTTGCGTCTCATTTATTTTCCCCCTCAAATGTGGTTAATTTTGTTTGAAAATCTAATAAAAAAACGAACCAACCTTGTTCATCAGCATCATTGATGAAAGGTTTGCTCGTTATAGTTAAATTGTTAAATTCAAAAGATCCATCAGAGCTAGCAACGTCTGACACACGCTCTAACGAATCAGAGATAAGCCAAAGCGTTTGCTCAATTCTATGACCATCTTTTGACTTCATCGCAATTTCAAAATTTAGTTGTACATCTTTAATACCGTCATAGTATTCCACAAGATTTTGTCCGCCTGGTAATGGGTAAATTACTAAGCTTTCGTCAGCAGAAAGATAGCCTTTTTTCATTTTTAACGGCAGTTCTGGAATACTATTAATCTTATCTTTTATCCGATCTATAAAATCCATTATTGGATACCAGCTCCTTTCAGATACGCTTTTTTCCAAGAAGGCATATACAGTGATTTTGCTTTAAGATCCCATCTTGGACCTGTTCCTGGAGTAGTATATTTTTTTCCATTTAGATAGAACTGTCTCCTTGCGTATTTCGTTTCATACAGAATAGCGCTACCGTCACTTTTGATATGCGCACTTTGGCGAAGGATATTATTCTTTTTAGGTACAAATGAGTTCATGTCAGCCATTGCTTGGTTGGCTAATGCGTATCTTCCTCGCTTCATAGTCTGTGGGCTGACTTTAGCTCTAACTCCATCAAAATTAACTTTAATACTCATCAAATCACCTCTAATTCGTATGAATAGATAGCATCTGAATACGCTTCTATAATTGTATCGATCTTAGTGATGACATGTTCTTTACTATCATAAATAACTAATGATTGTTCTTTAAAATTCGGTAAAGGGGTAGTTAAAGTCTTATAACAAAAAATTACTGCACTATAGAGCAACTGCTTGCCACTTGGTGAAAAAGAATACTGACTTCCTCGGTCAATCCGACAATTTTCGATAGTTACATAATCTCCATAAATAGGTTGGTTATAGTCTCCTTCTCCTAAATATTCTCGATAAATAAAAGAATCCACTAGAAATTGTACTGGAGGTTTAGGCATTACCATGATAGTACACCTCGATATAACAAACCCGTTCCTTCTAAATAAATATAGATATCCTCGGCAACAAGTGATTTACTCTCATTTTTTCCTGAAGGATTATATCTACTAGAGTTTGAGATACTTGTTCTACCAGCAGAAAAGCTTTGTGGTGTATTATTGATACTTTCATAAGTATCTGCTCCAACTTCATCGAAATATATAATTTGTGAACATAAAGCTAGCTTAAATTGTTTTACACGAAAACCAATTGGATCTTCCTCAATTTTATTAAATTGATAAAAATAGTTAGTGATGCTATCTAGAACAGCAGTTGCTTTTGACAAATGCTTTTCGAAAGCAGCTTTAAAGTCATCTGTTTTCCCAGTAAGATCTTTGAATTCTTCAAATTCAATATAAGGCATATAATATCCCTCCTTATTAAAAGAAGAGGGAACTATGCCCCTCCTCCTGCTTCTGTTACAGTAACTTCGCATGTCGCTGTTTTACCATTTACTGTTGTCGCAGTAATTGTAGCTGTTCCTTTGGCAACACCTGTGACTTTTCCTTGTACAGGAGTTACAGTAGCAATTGCTGTATTGCTAGAAGAAAACTGAACAGATTTATCAGCTGCATTTTCAGGCGAAACAGTTGCTGTTAACGTTTCAGTCGCCCCTACTTCAAGCGTTAGAGTTGTTTTGTTCAACGTAACACTTGAAGGGGCTACGCTTTTGGGACGTAAGAAATATAGATTGCTTTTTTAGCGTTGTCGAATACGATAGCATCATAGTAATCTAAACCTTTAATCGTATCTCGATAGCCGCTTCGATCTTGTGATGCCGGCACTGTGTCAACCGTACCAAACTTAACAATAGGTGCCACTGCAGTTAGTGGAACGATAATGAAGTTAAGTGTGTCTTCAATAGTTATTCCGGAAAAACGATCTTTCGCTACTTTTAGAATAGGAACACCGCCATCAATCTGAGCTACTGTTCTATCAATTCCATTAATAGACATTTGGTTTGTCGTGAATGTTTTGCTAACACCTTTGGCATTTTTTAATAAACGATAAGTAGCTGCTGATACAAACATTACGTAGCCACCAGGTACTTCATTGTCAGTCATATATTCTTCAGCGGCATCATATGCAGCTAGAATATTATCTTCCGTTAAAGTTTCGTTCACTTTTTTACCTGCATTGTCATACATTACTTGAACAGCAACTTTATCACGATGAGGAACTGTAATTAGTCGTTTATGTTCTGTGACAATATTATTAATAGTCAACGCTGCACTTTCTGACTGATCTAATTGATCTACATCATAACCGAACCAGTCTTCATGAGTAAGCTTGATTGTCTCTTTTTCAATACTAATTTGATTGCGTGCATTTTCTCCATTGCGTTTGTATTGTGTTGCATCCACGAATCCTGACATTTTGTTGATACGTACTTCGTTTGCCCCGACAAAGTCAGCTGCAGTGATACTTTTTGCACCTTGTGTTAAGACATCCCATACTTGGGAATCAGCTCTAAATTCTTTGTCAATGGTTGCTAAATCTTTTGAGTCTAATACTAAAGCCATATTTATTCACCTAATCTTTCTTGAATTTTTTGTACAATACTTTTACCACCCGCTGTAGAACCAGCAGGATTTCCAGGGGTAACAATCGTTGGTGTCGGCGGAGTTGGTTCAGGGTCTTTTGCTTCTTGAAATAAGAATGATTTACTTTCTTGAAGTCCTTTTAATTGTTCTTCAAAACCTTGTAATTTACCGTCGACAACTTTAATAGTGTCTTTATCTAGTTGACCAAGCACAATTTCTTCATCAAGCGCATTCGCTTCTTTCAAAGCTAACTTGATAGCGAAATCTTTCTGCTGCTCTGCAAGTTTTGTTTCAGAATCAGATTTGGCAGCATCAAATTTACTTTGTAAATCTGCAAGTTGTTGAGTCAGTCCCTCGTTACCTTTTGCAGCTTCTTTAAGTGCATCTAGTTCTGTTTGGTTAGAGTTAAGCTGTTCTTTGAACTGATCACGTTCTTGTTCTGCAGTAGCTACTTGAGCATTTAACTGCGTAACAGTTTTCCCATGTAAAGCCATAACTGATTTAGCAATTTCTTCGTCAATTCCTAAAGCGATAAGATCTTCTTTTTTCATTTTCTTTTCCTCCTAAGTGTTTTTAGAGTGGCAACTCCCACTGTGAGCCGTCTTTTAGAGACTTCCGAGCAGGTCTAGGCAAAATAAAAAAGCCTAATCGTTGATTAGACTTAGAAATCATCATAGTGAAAATCTTTCAGTAAGGTATTAATAGGTGTGTATACCTTCTCTCTTACGTAATTTCTATTCAAATACTCATTAGAATCAACTAGAGTACGCAATCGACTTTGTGCGGCTCTAATTTTCTTCGCCCACTCTTTTGCGTTTTCGTCTTGTCCGAGAGCTTCTGAGACCATTCTATTCTTTTTATATTTCACAACCTGACGTTCTAGGTAGCGTTGCTTCTTAGTTAATTCTGCAACCTTTTTATTTTCTTTTTCGTTGAATTTAGGTTGATTATTTGTATTGACACCAGGAATAAATGGGATATGCAGATGTTGACATTCTACACCTCGATGACCGCCTGCAGTTCCATATTCTGCTTGCCAATACGGGTCGTAGATACTTCTATATTTCCAATTAAGAGGCAATTCAGATACGGGCCGTAAATCAACCACATGACCTTGAATCTTTGAACATGCTTGCCTTGCTCCCATATGGCTTGTGACTAGCACTGTGTGGACACTATACTCGCTCATGCGGTCTTTTCTTAATGTGTCATAGGTATTCGATAGGGTAGACTTTAAAACTGTTCTAACATACCGTTCTAGGCTCCATGTATGCCCTCCCTTATCAATAAAAGTAGACTTAATACCTTTTTGAGCCCATCCTTGAATCGTTCTTTCTAGTGCTTCATCGAATGTAAAAAGACCGCTGTTAAATGCAGCAGTCGTTTTGTTAATTATTTCTGTGTACATTTGAGTGGTAGCTGTTCCGTAACCAAAATTGGTAGATAGTAACGTTTGATTCACATAATTGTTTATGTCAGACCATACTTGATCATGATAAGCTTTCATGACATTGTCTAGGTTCGATGGCAAAGGCTTAGGATCGTAAGGTAGTTGTTTGTCTAAGTCTCTGATTATCTTTTCTCCTGAGCTATCAAACATACTTTCAATTTCAGATTCAGCAATTCCTGTTATTTGAGAAATCACTTTTGCAGTTTCTTTATTAAATAGATGCAACTGTTGCAGTTTTTCTCTTTGCCAATCTAAAATATTATCGTGCCCGCTATTTAATCGTTTGATTATAATACGTATTAATTCACCTTCTAACGATTGATACAGATGAGCCATATTAGAAGACCATAAATCTAACTGATATGGAGTGATCATTTCATCCCTCCTAAATTAATTTTATTCATCACCTTCAATAGTAAATCCTTTGCCAGCATTGCCAAGTATCTCTTTTGCTTTACTTTCATCAAACGGAAAAGCTGAAATTATCATGGCTAAAGCAGAGTCATAAGGTAGTTCCCCTCTTGCTACATTCTGAACAATTGCTACAAGAGATGTTATTTGAGCCCCATTCAGAGAGACTTGTGACACAGTAGTTCCAGCTTTTGCAGCTTCCTTAGGAGTATTGATAGTATCTAAGATAGTATTGGTAAACCCTGGAATATCATTTCCATTTTCAATAGTTTGTTGCACTGCTGATTCATCTTGTTCTGGATAATCCATTTCCAGATTCTCAGTTCTGATCTCGTACACTATTCTCTTAGCTTCTTTTTCTGTAGCCCCAGTCAATTTTTGAATAGCATTTAGCTTAGATGTTAAGCCCGCTGTTACTAGTTTAGAATAGTAATCAGCTTTTGCATCTTGCGATTGGAAAACCCCATCGTCGAAGTCGATATTTATTCCTAACTCTTTAACAGGATTAAATAATTTGTACGCCGCAGCCAGTTCAAAAATCGTAGTGATTAATTCTTTCAACGCTTCTTCTACAATAAGAACATTATCTGACCGAGTAGAAAAAGTTTCAGAGTTTTCACTAATTATCTCTGTCGCTGTTTTAACAGACTGGCCATCAAAACTAAATGTTCCGCTAGAAAAGCCTGTCTGGAGCTCAATAATTCGCAAAATGAAATTGATACTTGCTATAAATTCAGTTGATCGCAATGATGGAGCGAATTCATCAATAAAAAGTTCATCAGATTTAAGCCGTTGAAAAACAGATGTTTTACTGTCAAACCGCTTCACTGGTTTTCCATTGCTGTCATATTTAACTCTGAAAAAGTGATCAGATGCTAAAATTTTTCTTCTAGCTTCTTCTATTTCCCACATAAACTCATCGTATTTTTCATTGATATCTGCCAATTGTCGCTTAGCGTTGTCGATCACACCCAAACTTAGTGGGCTATCTAAATTAATATTATTTTTACCCGCTAGCTTTATATACACAAAAAGAGGACGACTAAAACCATCTAAGATCGTCTCCTCCTGCAGATTTTTATACTTTTCTAAAGAGTTGAGAGGGATTCTCACACCAACTTGTTTTTGTTCTTCAGATCGATACAATTCGTTTCTGATGCGGTACTTTCCATCAACCCATTCATGAAATTCTAGCAAAGTATAATAGATTGTCTTTTGTCCCTCGGCTTGCTGAGTTACAGTAGCGATGGCTGCTTCTGAAATATCATTGGTATTGGATTGTAGAGGGAAAAATGTATCAGCTCGACAAAACGAAATTTTGATTTTACCTGAATTGGTATCCACGTAAGGCCTCAAAGCTAAACCGCCAATGGCATAACCAGCCTCTAGCTCTTCTCCGAAGTTTTTCCTGAATTTATTGTCAGCAAATACCGACTGCAAAAATTCATCAGCTTTTTCATCATCCAAACTGATGTTGCATCCATCGTTGAATACTAGCTTAGATAACTTTCTGGACACTACTTTGGATACGTTCAACGAGTGAAAAGGACGCGTCTGCCTATAACCATCACTATTGATATATTCTATGTCCCCATAAACGTTTCTATAAATTTCTTTATTGTTCCTTATTCGACTTAATTCGCTATCACTCATAGCAATCTTTGGATGATCTGTGATACTATTCAACGTTTCAACCATTCCTATTTTTGCACCTCCAATCCTAAACAAAGCTTTTAATTTGTCGAACATTTGTCCACCTCTTTTCTAGGCGATGTAAGTTTTGTAGAAATAATTGTTTCCATATCTCGCTTCATCGAGAGCGTGATTATATTTATCAATCGGTAATCCATTGTCATTTCTTACGTACATAGATATTTCTTTTTCAAAATTGTAGTGATCATATTCTTCTCCGTTTTCCAAGATAATGAATTGCCCACTAGTCATTGTATTTTGGAGACGTTCAATGCCGACTTCGATTTTCAATCCATTACTCGAAACTTTGTCAGAACTATTATTGTCAGCTTTATCAGTCTCAATACCAATTAAATCCAGTTCTGTTCTTAGTGTTTTACATGCTGGATCGACAAAGAACCAGTTCCATCGAGGGAGATATTTCCATTTTGTATAGCACCACTCAACAAACTTTTTGATTTCTTTAGCGTATGTAGACATCGCCTTGGTTTCTCCAGTGTCGGTCCCGCTATGATAGTAGTTAGCTAAACGATACAAATAAAACTTTCCTTCGTGATGAGTAACCACCCAAAAAGCACAAGTCGTAGCATCAGCTTGCCCACCATCTGCAGTAAAAAATGTTTCAATTATATTCCCCTTTATCTCGGTAGCTTTGTTGTTCTTGCCAAACATAGCATAGATAACACCTTGCGGTAATACTCGATGTCCGTACCAGTCACGTTCTAGAAGATATTCGCTACTAGAAAGCTCATCAAAAAGTTCTTTCTTTCGCTCCTCACTTAAAATTGGATTATCGTTCGGTGTCCAATGACGAAATAAAAAACGTCCTGACTTCTCAAAACGTTCAAGCAATTCAAGATTAGGATGGTTTGGCGCTGGTGGGTTCTGTTCTCCTAAGTGGTAACGCCATTCAGCGGCAAATGTCCGTCTAAAGCATTCATTGATAAAGTCTTTGTGCAATAGATTAAATTCGAGAAATGTCACCGTTCCTAAAGACATACCCGTGATAGCGCCAACAGAGTTTATCTTCCCTCCGCCTTTATAATAAATTTTCTTTTCACCGTTTGGAGCATATAACAACAGATGATCACCATGTTCATCGTGTCGTATATCGGAACAACCATCAAATATATGAACCAAGCCTAATCCATCTCCATCCATAAACATTCGATAAGCTTGTTCCTGGTTATAAGCAGTTACAAGATGGTTTTGATCAGGGGATCTCAAATACAAATCAGCCATTTTAAAAATATCGGAAGTTGTCTTCCCACTACGAGGTGTTCCTTCATTCAATTCAAAAGTAATCCCTTGAACCACTTGATTAATATTACTAATCTGTTTCGGGCTAAACTTCAGTTCCATTACTTCCATCACCTCCAGATTTAACATCTAAGAGAGCTTGAAGCAGATCATTGACTTTTCCTCCAGCAGTTAACTTATCTGCTTTATTTTCAATTATTTTTGCTTCAGCAATTGCCTTTCTAACCTGAGCCTTAGATAGTTTGTCTGAACCATTAACGTGATTATAAAGCAACTCAAGAGCTTTAAGTTTAGGATGAAACTTCACTTCTAAAGATGAATCTATAACTTCTTCTCCATCGCCAATCGGTCGTAAAGTTCGATTACTTTTTATAGCTTGAATTACACTCGTATCTAAATTATCACTTGAAAGCATGGTTATATTTCCATCTTGATCCCAAGTCATATATTCTCCGATGTCCGAAAAAGCAATTTTAGCTATTTCTTGGATCACACGATCAGCAGTTATTTCTGTTCTACGACTTCTTTCATTCATTAATTCAGAAATACGAGTTTGAATTTCAACATTTTTCAACAACCGTTGTCCTTGAGAATATACAGTTTTGCTGGAATATCCGGCTCGAATGGCTGCTTGCGTTGCATTAAGATCAATTAGATATTCTTTTGCAAATTGTTCTTGTTTATTATTTTTTAGTTCAACCATTCTCACCACCTCTCAGTTTCTTGATTGTACTTAAATATACTTTGAAAGATTTTCCTGTATGTGTTTATCTGAATAGAAACCATGACCGCAATAAAGAAGTTTGCATTTATCAATCTCTTTTGGCGTAGCTTCTCTGGTCATTTCAACAATGGAGTACTTCTTTTTGATTTGGACAGAACGCACAACACGCACTGAACAATCATCAATGGTTCGAGGATATTCATTAGTTAGCGATATATACCAGTAGTTTCTCATTAGCCATTCTTCTCTTCAATAGCATTTAGATCATTGTAAATAGCCTTTGCTGTCTCTAATCCGACCCGCAGTCTTCGTTGAATGACTCCAACAGTTAGCTCCATATCAACTTCTTCATAGTCCTTCTTTAATCGCTTCATTTCCTCGAAATCTTTAGCGGTATATTGTTTCATATAATTATTCTCCTTTTAAATAAAATAAAAAGACCACTCAATGAAGTGATCTAATATGTAATAGCAACCTACACACAGGCGGTTATCCTGTTCCTCCCTAGGGCTCGCACCACACGAGTTCATACCTCCCTCGGTTGGCTAAAGTCACTGGAGTGGAATCGCACCACACACGAGAACTTACCAGGCTCTCACGAGGCTACTCGCCATTTACCGTTGCGTCTTCTACTTCCGCCACAGTGACAAATTTTCATTGTGAAAATAAATACTAAGTGTATAATTTTATTTATCAGCGAGTGGTCCGCTGAAATAAATAATAACGAGGTATCTTTATGCACACAACAGGATCAAAACCAGGAAAAGGCGAGTACTATTGTCTAACATGCGGACAAAATGTAACGCTCGATCAATCAACTGATACGTTGCCACCGTGTCCAAAATGCCATAACACAACCTTTAGAAAAGGTTAAAACCGTAAAGAGACCGCTCACCGGTCTCTTTTTTAAATTGCGATTTCTCTTTTGAATAAGCAATATGCTTTACCAAAAAGATTTAACTGAATCCACGCAACCGCTTTTCGTTCATTATGCTCGTTTCTATACTTCGTAATATAATGATGCATACAATCCCCTCCTTAAATAATTTGATAGACAGCAGCATACGAAGAATTCAGAAGGAGTTGAATTCACATCCTTTTCTTCATATTTGCTTCTGTCTATCGAAGCTTAATTTAAAACGATGAGGGAGATTCCCTCCCTTGCGTTTTATTTTTGAAGAACAATTATTCAGAATAAAAGAATGAATAAACTTGTGAGTGTCTAATCTATTAATTGTCTTCACTTATAGGTGGGAATGGTTTACAAGTTTTAGCAAATTTCAAATAGATTGATTTGATGACCATATTCAAAATAATTGTCGATCTTATTTTTAATTCGCTGTGACATAGATTTAACAGTACCCACAGCTAGATTCATTTGTTCTGCTGCTTCTCCATAAGTACATAAATCTTTATTAATTAAATGAAATAATGTCAGTTCTTTATTAGAAAGCAAAGATTCTATCTCCGTCACTTGGAGCAACATCTCTTTTTTCTTCGGAGAAATCGTCTCTTCTGCTGGCTTTTCTACTTCCTGTAAATAAACTTGACAGCTCATAACGTCTATATCTGCCAGTTTAACGGCTCTTCTATGCTTTGGTATCTTCTTGGCTTGCTCATCATCGAAAGGCTTCTCTCTGCCTGTTTCTAACCAGAATAAAGCGTACTCTGTAGTAGAGATAGCTTCTGCTATTACTTTTTGATCTGCTATATCTTGAGGAGAACGATCATCAATTAATTTATGTATCACTCTCCCATGTTCTTTGACAGGTGTGCGATATCGTTTATTTAAGATTTTTTGATGTTGCTTTTTCAACATTTTCAAGTCATTCTTGTATTCCTGAATTAAATCATTCATATAGATAGCCTCCTCAATAATTTCGCAAACAAAAAAGCGGACACAAATCAACAAGAAAGTTCTTGTCAACTTGTGTCCGCCAGTTTTCTGGTAGGACGATATTCAAAATAATTGTTTCACTTCTTCTTTAACTTGCCTGACTTTGTTGCAATGGGATTCTATGACTATTGTTCCAAACGGAGGAAGCTTTACACTTTTCATTTGCCCGTTTGAAATGATGATTGCACAATGATCTCCTTGCATTTTTTCGATGTCACTTAACTCAATTCCTTTTAACTCCATAGCTGCCTCCTGTGATATAATAAACTTGTCGGATTTATTACATCAGTCGGAGCGATCCGGCTTTTTTATTTGTCATTGATTAGTTCAATATCCACCAATCTCACCACTGCTAAATTCTCTTTGCTTTTAGCTGTCCATTTATCACATTCCATCGTGTTTTCAATACGAATGATTGCTGAGTGATTATAGACGTGTTCTACATATCCACGAAATGGATAGATGAACCCTTCTGCTTCGCAGCGAACCATGTCACCGACTTTGACTTTTGGTTTCTTACGTGTTTTAGGATTCTTTGTCGGCATATCTAGCATTAAACCGCCGATGCCGTGACTACTAGCGTAAAATCCGTCTTTTAGTTTCATCTCATTTCCTCCCATTTACGATCATCATTTAATATCGAAATCCCAAACTTACGAATAGCATTACTCGCATCAGCAACACACTGACTTGCCACTTTATATGTTTCTTCTGCTGAAATTCCATATTCTTTTTCAAACTTTGTCTTTAGTACATTCAGTTCCTGTTTTCTTAGTTTTGTTATTCTGCGATGTCTGTTGTTCATTCCGCTTCCTCCTGTTCTAATCCCCATTGAGCGAATGCTGATAGGACTTCATATTCTTGTTTACAAGCCAATAGTTTATAAGCTTTGCGTACTTTATCAGGTAATTTTCCTAGTAAATTTTTATCAGAAAAAGCATTAACAGATAATATTGGTGCTTCTCTAGTTAAAATTGTCTCGCTTTTCAACCACTCAAACACGATTTGCTGGTTGTCGTTGAGTTGAATTGATTTTTCTATTTGTCTTAAATCTTCCAATTCAAGTCGTAGATGACTGATTTGAGTCATTTTAGCTTGCTCAACAATTGGAAACCCCAATCCCAAACTATCTTCTAAATTTTGGAGTTCGCTTTCTTTCTCAGATATGAGTTGGTGCAATTTTTTCATCCTTCTGCCTCCTCTTTAGCTGTCAATTACTTACTCGCAAGTCACTAAAATGGCTACTTCATCGATAAAGTTTCCATCTTCGTCTTCCATTCCTTGCTGAATGCTAATGTCGGTAATCTGCTTAAAAAATCCGTTGTCATAGCCTTGTGCGTTTATCACTACTTCGACGTCTCCGAAAACCTCTTTGAGACTATTAATTTTATTTACTACTTCCGATGCGTCCATGACTACACCCCTTTCCAGTTGGAAATAATTGCATCCTCTTTTTCTTTGAATACTCCTTCAATGATGATCTCTCTATCTGAGTAAGGCCCCATATCATGAATTACAATATGAATCAAAATATTTTCATTCCTTAATTTCTTATTTGATTTCCTCCGTTAGCTGAATTTTTTCATAAACACAAGCCAATGCGTTTTGCTTCGTTTATTACCAAGCAATGGCTGTTCTCCAATAGCCTCTAACACATCAGAAAGTGGTATCTGTTCCTCGTTCCACTTAAAAATTAATGTTCCTGAAGGTCGTAAAACTCGCATACACTCTGCAAAACCTTGCCTGATGTCTTCTGGCCAAAGTTCGTCTAATTTTCCATATTTTTTGGCAAGCCATGAGTTTTCGCCGACATGTCTTAAGTGTGGCGGGTCAAATACAACCATATCGAACACATCATCTTCAAAAGGCATATCGCGAAAGTCTGCGACCACATCTGGATCAACATTGATCACATGACCTGTTGATAATTCTTCATACTGCTGACGACAATCCATAAATGTTACGTCAGAATTGTTCTTATCAAACCAGAACATTCGACTGCCGCAACATGCATCTAATATTTTTGGCAATTACTCTACCTCCAATAACTCTGGATTCTCGTAGACGTTACCTAAAACAGTGAGAAATCTTTCTGTATCCCGATAAATAAATCGTCCATATTCAAATATGCCAACATTTGAATCAAATTGAATGTCTGGATTAATCTTCACGACTGCAACTCTGATTGGTTTCTCTTCCCAATCGGGAGTATCTCCCCATTGCACTATGTCTCCCTCAAATATCTCCACACCGTTCTTATCTTTCAGTCCTGTTGATTGCATAAGCACATATTTATCTGGAGCCATTTCAGCATGAGTGATCAACCTTCCTGCTTGCCCATATTTCATTTCTTGTCCAATTGTTTTACCTTTAAATGGTGTGTACCACGCTCTAAACTTCGGTATCATTTGCTGCCCTCCAAATACTTATATTCGTGTCCTTTTTTATCAACGTGATTCCGCCACGCGTACGTCCGAATAGTTCCGCTCGTATATTCAGTTTCTGCAGACAACTCTCTTGCCGTTCCTTGCATCAAAATGTTACCTTCATACAAAACAACGATGATTTTTCCTTTGCGAAGTTTCCGCTTATCAGGCTTTTTTCGTATACGTCCGTTAGCAATCTTTTCTAGACGCTGAACTTCAGCAACCACTGCTTCATCTTCTTGCCAGTTCTCATCTTGAATCAGCAACATTAATTTTCGCCAAGCCGCTTTCTTATCCATCCCGACGTTCCCCTTTCAATAATTTGAGTACTTGATCAAGTGCGCTCTCACGTCCACCATGGAACGTGTTGAGCCACTTATCTTCATACGATGTACTTTGTCTTAAAGCTTCTTGATGCATTAGTTCAATCTGTGCTATAAGTTGTCTAATATTCAAGTGCCCCACCTCCCGATAGATTCGGTATCTCCTTTTTCCGTTTCAAATATTCTTCAAAACGTCGGTCAATTTCGGCTTTTTCATTAGAATCTAGTGCTTTTTCTTCTTGCTGTTTATCTACCCAATCAGGTAACTTTTCACGCCGTACGTTGTTTTGACGTTTAGGAAGATAGTTTTGTTTTTTCTTGTTTTTAAAAGCTTCTTGGGCTTTTTCTGCTGATTCCATTGTCTTAATTCCTTGATTACTCCATGAATTTAATATCGCTTCAACGTATTTTTTCAATCCTGGCATCTCAACGTTGTTTTCGAAAGCTAATTTAAAAGCAAAGAGAATCATATCTGCTCCCCAAGCTTTAATCATCGGTCCTAATGCTCCTTGCAAAAGTCCAGTAGGTGCTTTCCCCCAGTTTTTTTGGATGAACTCATACACGCCTATATCATCTTCTTTATTTGTCTTGTTTTGTTTTGTATTGTTTATATAAGCTGAAGGATTTACTGTAGAATCTACTGAAGGATTTACTTCCCTATTTACTTTCGGATTTACTTTACTATCTACTGGAATATTTCCAGTAGCGGAGTTTTCTACCGTATTATCTACTGTAGTTTTTACTGTAAAATTTCCAGTTAGATCAGAAAGAATATAAACTCCAGCTTTTGTACGACCTCTCTTTTTATATTGAAGGAGTCCGTTTTGGATCAATTGATTACGATTGTTAATCAATGTTTTTTCAGACGTTTTAGTCATTGCTTGTAGCCTTGTATTGGCAATCGATAATTCGCTCTGCCATCCACTTTTGTTTGCTATAGCCATTAGCTTATACCAAAGCAGTTGGGGACCAGCGCCAAGCTCGTTATATTCAAGCCAATTGTCAAAAGCATTAAGCTGTCCGATGTAATCCAATTGAGTCCCTCCTTTCGTTCTAGTAATTTGAGGGAGAAAACTCCCTCATTATTTGTTTAACGGCGGATTAGATGCATCAAATAATCCAGTTTGTACATCTTCATTTTCTTCAGATATAACCTCTGCTTCTTTTCTTTCAGGAATATCTTCTTCAACTTCTGTTTCAGCAATAATGCTGCCGTCTTCTTGAACCCTTTGGACTCTCTCATCCGATGTGGTGGCTTCTTGCATTTCGATGGACAAGATTCCCCATTTAGAAAGAAGATTTCTCAAAACAGTTTTTCGTGCCATTGCATTGTAATCAGATGCCCACACACCACTTAACTTTGTCTTATCGCGATCTTTATTGTTAGCAATCCGATGAGCTTCGATTTCTTGTTTGGTCCAATAGACAGTTTTTTTGAATCCATTCAGTAACTCGAAATAGCCAACATATCCAATGACTTCATCAGACGTTCTACCATTTGGATCAAACTCAAACTCTTCTGTCAGTCGGTTCCAGCTTTTTAGTTCTCCTTCGTAAACTTCGATCACATTTAATGCTTTGTATTTACCTGATCGTTGGGCTAATTGGATATATCCTTTATAGCCAAGCATGAATTGAGCTTTCTTTTCCCATTTTCCTGTTTGCTTGTTTTTACTATTGAATGGAACTAAATATGCATAACCTAAATTCTTATCTAGCCCAAGATTTAATGTTGCAGCAGTTAACGCACCACTCATGATAGACATCGGTTCACTATCTGCAAGATAACTGTCATTAGATACAAGAGTCATAACATTCGACATAAAAGCATTAGCATTGTCATGAAGTACTTCTTCAAATTTCTTTCTCATTGTTGGTGTATTCATTAGAGCTTTAAGCCCTAACTGTCCTGGTGCAACTTGTTTCTGTGGCTTTTCTGCCAATTGATTTTTTAACGATTCATTTGTTGCCATATTATTTGATCTCCTTTTCGGTTAGCCTTCTTGATTCAGTAACGTTATAAATCTCTTCATCATTTGCGATATCTGGATATTTCTCTGCTAGTTTCTTCGAGTTCATACGTCTCGTACGGACAAGTTTCCAACTGATGATGTTTTTTTGAGTGATCCCGATACTAGCTTCACGTTTACCTAGTTCGCTGATGATCTCGTTGTCCACTTGACGAATAGCCGATTCAATTTCTTTCTTGGTTCGCTTGAGTTCATTTTTCTGTTCAACTAGTTCATCGAAATGAATTGGTAACGTCGTTTGAACGTCTTCAACATCTGCATACTTTTCTTTCAAGAAATCAGCTGTCGCTTGACTACCGTCAATAACTGGCTCGATGCCTCCAAGAACATTCGTTTCCCAAAACTCTACTAATTGTTCAGTGATTTTATCGATCAACTCTTGATCTCGTTCAATCCGCTTCCAGATAAATTTTTGACCACCGATTAAGACAGCGATGTAACAATAGTCTTTGTTTAGAACGTTCATGTAATGTTGAACTTGGCAGAGATAACTGAGTGGTACTTCTTCACCTTCCCACTCTTTGCCGAGAAATTGATTGGCTGTTTTGCATTCCAGAATGGCATTTTCTCCCACTACATCACGATCAATATTCGCTCTTAGAAACGGATGCAATGGATGTTCAAAGACTTGGTTTCTTCTGCGTACTTTTTTGCCTGTTCGTTCTTGAAATTCTTTGGCAACAACTTCTTCTAAGACATTGCCCCAATAAGCTGGTTCATTTTCTGATTCTTCAATTACGACTTGTCCTGTTTTTTCTAGCCAGAGTTGATAAGGTGATTTCCACTTATTCAATCCTAAAATCGTTCCGACATCAGA